CCGATGCAGTAGCTGGTGGAGTAGTAAACAAGGATTTTATCAACACTAAAGCAACAGCAAACAAAGGTGACTTTGTCACAATTAAAGCGGTTGCACTTACTGAGTGGTATATCACAGGAGGAGTTGGAATCTGGGCTTCTGAAGCTTAATAATTAATATATAAAAATAAAAAAAATGAAAGTAGAATTAGGAACTACGCATAATATAAACAGTACGTTTTCTGGAAAAGCAGCATCTGGTTATTTATCGGCAAGTTTGCTGAGTGGGAAATCTTTGGCCTCTGGCGCAATTGACATTAGAGACAACATTCAATATAAAGAAGTAATCCAAGTTTTAAGCAGCGATGCTAATTTAATCAAAGGAGGCACTTGTGATTTTGATGCTTCAGGAACGCTTACAACAACTGAAATTGTACTTGAGCCAAAAGAAATTCAAGTAAATCTTGAAGTTTGTGCAAAAAATTACAGAAGTGGATGGGAAAGCCTTCAAATGAAAGGTATTAACTCAAAAATGCCACAAGACTTAGGTCAGTTTATCTTGGAGCATGTTGTTCAAAAGACTGCTGCTGGAATTGAAAGCGCAATTTGGACTGGTACGACTGGTGGAAGTATTCCCTTTGATGGATTTGAAGTTTTAGCTGCTGCAAATGGTGACGTTATTGATGTTGCTAAAGCTGCAATTACTGCAACTAATGTAACAACAGAATTAGGAAAAGTTGTCGATGCAATACCTTCTACAATATACGGAAAAGAAGACCTTTATTTATATGTCTCTACCGCTATATACCAAGCCTTTGTAAGAAGTTTAGGAGGCTTTGGCGCAGCCAACGGAGCAAACGCTACTGCTGGTGTTGACAGTAAAATGTCTCAATGGTTCAGAAATCAACAAGAGCTTTATTATGATGGAATTAAAGTTATAATGTGTCCAGGTATGACAAGTACTGACATGTTCGCAACAACAACTTCCAATTTGATTTTTGGAACTTCTCTTTTTAGCGAGCTTTCAGGACAAGCTTCCATAATTGACATGGGGCCTATCGATGGTTCTCAAAATTCAAGAGTAATCCTTAGAGGATCGGCTGGTGTTGCTTTAGGCATCGGATCAGAAGTAGTTTTTTACTCATAACATTAACCATAGGAAGGGGAGGCAACTCCCCTAACTATCTAAAATCAACAACTTATGGCGTGTTTAATTACTAAAGGTAGATTGATAAATTGTGCTGACATTCAGGGCGGTATCTCTGCCATTTACATTACCAATGGAGTTGGAGGCTATGGTGTAATTACAGAGGCTTCTGATGCCATTTCAAATATGGCTGGGACGTTTACAGCTTTTAAATATGATGTTAATGGAGCAGGAAATTCGTTTACTACTACAGCTACATCTTCCAAAGACACAGGGACAACCTTTTTCTCTACTGTTCTATCTGTTACATTACCAAAATTTTCAAAAGAAGATAGAGCTGAATTCACTCTTCTTGCTTATGGCCGCTGCTCAATCGTAGCTGCTGACCGAAATGGAAATGCGTTTTTAATCGGTAAAGAAAACGGATGTACTGTTACTTCCACAGTAATTACCTCTGGGGATGCTCGAGGCGATATGCAAGGCACAGTAATTGAGTTCTTAGCCGAGGAAGGACAAGCTCCTGACTTTATAAATGGGGCAACAGCTGCCAATCCATTTGCTGGAATGTCTAGTGCTACTGCTACAATTACAGCAGGTACTAACTCCTAAAAATTATGTTTTGTTTGAGGGGGTACGCACTAAGCTGCTCCCTTCAAAACATATAAAAACAAAAACATGAAACAAATAAAATCAGATTTTAAATTTAAGCCTTTACACTCAATACAATTTGAAGGCATAACTGAAAAGAAGGTTTTAAAAAGTCTTAACTCTGAGCAGTTTGACAAATTAAAAGAAAACAAGATTTTCAATACAGAATCTGGGACTTTTAAAATGGCTTAATGATAATATTAGACAGAACACAAGCCTCACACACTTTAAACATAATTCCAAGGTCTTACAACCCAACAGGAGCAGCAATTTTTAAATTTGTGATTAAAAACGAACAAGAAAACAAACAAGTACATTCAGCATCGGTCTCAACACTTACTCCGCTGAAATATTATTACACTTATACAGCTAATCTTGGTCTAGATGCTACCAAGGATATGACCTATTTATTAGAGGTCACAAATACAGCTACCAACTCGGTTATTTTTCGAGATAAAATCTTTGGAACTAATCAACCATCAAGCACATACTCACCCAACACAGGCAAGTTTATTGACAACAATAGTGCCTCAAATGATTATTTAGTTTATGACTGATTTCCATGTAATTAATTTAGAGGCTTATCAAACTCCTGAGATATACGAAGACCCAAAAGAGGTTTTTGTAGGTTATGGCCAGGACAATAATTTTTACCAGGAGGTTATTGATTCTTACCTTAACTCACCAACTTTAAACAGTATTGTAACAGGGGTTAGCGGTCAAATTTTTGGGAAGGGGTTTTCGGCATTAGATGCTTCTAGAAGACCAGATGAATTTGCAGCTTTTAAAAGCCTGTTTAAAGACAAAGATTTAAAACGGATCTGTCTTGATTATAAGCTCCTAGGCGAGGCCTCATTTCAAGTAAGCTATTTAGGCAAAAAAGTGGTAAAAGTTAGCCACTTTAACAGGGAGACTTTAAGAGCTGAAAAATGCGATGACAAAGGAGTAATTAACGCTTACTATTATCACCCAAAATGGGTTGATTATCAAGAGGGCGATAAACTGACTAGAATCCCAGTCTTTGGCTCTGGTGCTGTCAATGAAATATACATCATTCGTAAGTATATACCATCGATGCATTACTATAGCCCTAGCGATTTTGGCTCTGCCTTAAATTATTCTAAGCTTGAAGGTCTAATTTCCTCGTATTTAATTAATGAGGTCAATTGCAATTTTAGTTCTGGGAAGCTAATTTCGATGTCAAACGGTATACCAACAGTCGAAAAACAACAAATGATCAAGGCAGAGATCATGGATAAGCTCACAGGGGTAAATGGAGAGAAGATTATCGTTTCTTTTAGCGATTCTGCTGAGAATAAAACCACAATAGAAGATATAAACGCAGCCGATTCGGTTGATATATACCAATATGTTAGCGAGGAGTGCAGTAAAAAGCTATTATTAGCCAATAGAATCACCTCACCTTTACTTGTAGGAATCAGAGATGGATCAAATGGCCTTGGATCAAATTCACAAGAGATTGAAAACGCTCACAATCTGTTTGAAAACGTAGTTATTAGGCCCTATCAAAACGACATAATAGATGCGATTGACGATATACTAGCTGTAAACGGAATCGCTTTAAAAATTTACGTTCAAACACTTACACCGATTGAGTTTACAGATGAAAAATTAGTAACACGAGAGCAAAAAGAAGAGGAAACAGGCCAGAAGCTTTCAAGCGACAAGCCTGAAATGACTGAAGAACATGAGCAGGCTATATTAAACAGCCTTGATAGCTATGGTGAAGAACTAGGCGAAGAGTGGGAACTTGTTGAAGAACAAGAGGCTGAAAGTATTGAAGGCGAAAGACAAGCTCAAAAAAATCTCAACCTTTTAGAAAAACAAGCTGTTAAATTATTCTCTTTTACTCCTGACACTACCGCAAAAAGTAAGTACGATCAAGGGTTGTATATTTTAAGATATAAATACGATGGCAATTTACAACCAGAAAGAAAGTTTTGTAAAGAAATGATGAATCGAAATACTGGTAAATATGGAATGCTCTACAGGTTTGAAGATGTTGAAAAACTTTCAGCACTAGACCCTAATCCAGGGCTTGGTTTAGGAGGTTCTTCAAATTACGACTTGTTTCTGTATTCTGGCGGTAATAACTGCAAACATCGCTGGAAAAGGATGGTCTTTTTTAGAAAAAGAGAAGACGGAAAGTTCTTGCCTAAATCTAAAACTAAAGCTTTTGAAAATGATAAGAAAGTAGCAAACACCCCTTTTAAACAACCTCCTAATTCTGGAAAAGCTCAAAAGACTCCAGCATCAAGAGGCATAAATAATAAATAAATGGCAGAAGTATTATTTTGTAGTAAACAAGACATTGTAAGACGATCACCGATTCTTGATGGAAACATAGATGCTGACAAACTAACTCCAGCTCTTCATCTTTCCCAGACTCAGTATTTAAGAGAAATAATTGGAACAGATCTATACAATTATTACGTTACAGCTATCACAGCACTTATTGGAAACGGAACTCCTATTCCCACAAATCACGCAAACTTGTTAAACGATTATATAAAGCCGATTTTGATACATTTAACATTATCAGAGTATTTAAAAAGTGGTGCTTTTTTGGTTTCAAATAAAGGTATCTATAAGCACACATCTGAAAACAGTTCTGAAGCTACTTCTGAAGAAGTAAAAGAACTTGTACAACTAGAGAGAGACAGGGCTGAGAGCTACACAGAGCGTTTCTTAGACCACATGAGTTTTTACGCTAGTGCAAACTTCCCAGAGTGGTTTTCGAACAGCAATGACGAGCAATCACCGAATTATAAATCATACAAAATCGACTGGGTCATATGAGTTACGGATCAATTTATTGCGAGAGTTGGTGGGGTGATAACAACCGAAGCGAAGGCTGGGGGTGGGTTTATCCAATTTGCTCAAGTGTTTCAGTAGATAGAACAGATATAACAGCAGATAACACGCTAAGTGTGACTGCTGACATGACATAAATAATAAAAATTTAAAATTAAAAATAAGTAATGGCTAGAGAGATAATTAATACAGGAACCGCTGCGAATTCGGGGGATGGCGAAGCCCTCAGAAGTTGTTTTACGAAAATAAATAATATGACTCTTGAGCTGTACAATGACGATGCAGGAGACGTTGGGTCGTTTACAAACGCTAATGGAACATACGTTTCGGCAGCAACTGTAAACACCGCAGCAACTGGCGCAGTCACAA